AATAGCGCAGTAATTTTCAAATGCTTTTTTCTGTATTTCAGACTCTACCGCCGCAGTTTCTTCAGCCTTTTTATATAAATTAGCTATCTCATTAGTTTTATTTCTAATGATATTATCTCTAGATTCAACTTCTTTTTCTTTTGCTTTTACTGCTTCAGTTACTCTATTTAATTCCTTTTGAATATCATCTAAATCACGTTGTATACCATCTTTAATTTTATTTAATTCTAAATTACATTGTTGTATTTTATCATTTTCTTCTTTAACATTATTATTTATTTGTTTTGTGTGTTTAGATAAGAAAAAACTAATGATTAAACAAAGTAAACTAAACAATAAAATGCCTATGATTACTTGTATATTCATAATTCTCCTTAGTAAAAATGGGTTGGGTTATAACAACCCAACCCATCATTTAGACATATTTTTATCTAATTATTCAGCAGGCTCAGCGTCTGGATCGAATGCCTTCCCAGCGTCCGTAAGCTTAATCAGCTTAACCTTGTCATGAGTGCCATCAGCGTTCTCGATTTCAGCAGGAACTCTCTCCATAAGACCCTTTCTCTGGAAAGCAGAAGTAACAATACCGTTTACAGACTGAACTGCAAGATCGAGAGCAGCAGCGATGTCCTTAGCTGTGAAATCCTCACCATCATGAGACTTAACGTACTCAAACACTTTGCGACTATTTTCCTTTAAAGCCATATTATTTTTCTCCTTTAATTATAATTATTAGTTAGTTTATAAATATCTCCATTTATACCCGCCTGCTGTTCGAGTCCGATACTCTCTGCAAGCACGCGCAATACCTTTAACGCCAATTGCGCGTTCTGCTTCAGCTGCGCTATTATAAGTATTCAGAAGTATATTATCTTTTGTAAATTGACCTACTTGTTTTGAATGAGGCCAATAAATAATAGGAAATATATTTGGATCTTTGTTTCCTTTAAAACACCAATAATATCCATATGCTTGGTTATATTTTTTATGACAAACTCCTAAAATAGATTGATAATTATAACCTAATTTACATTGAATACTATGTGCGGATTCAAATTCTGCAATTTTATTTCCATTTAAATCATATTGTTCAATAATTTTTGCTTTAGTAATTGGTGGATTATCTCCACCTAAAGTCATATTATATCCTTGATTAAAACTATTATAAAATTTAATCCAATATTGTTCTTGTTTCTCTAGTTCTTCTTCAGGACATTCTTCAATAATATCAAATGAGAAATTTTCTAAACCATATTCTCTAAATGCTTGATATAATTTTTCTTGCTTATTTAAATAATTTATAGAACGCTTATGTTGTCTAAATCGTTCTTCAATATGTTTACTCAATCCTATATAACTTTCATTTGTTATAAGATTAGTGATTTTATAAATTCCACAAATATCTGACATCATTATCTCCTTAATAGATAATAATTAAATATGGCTTAATGATTAAGGCATTATTACTCAAAGGTTAATTACTCCTTTGCTACCCATATCTAATATACATATATTATATTATAAATTTTTTAGAATGTCAAATTTTTACTTTGGATATAGTTATCAACATATATCAGCTCTTCGAATGAGAGGTCAGTCATAAGGGCCAGCATTTTACTCATATTTATATCGGTATTATGACCAAGTTGACATTCTTTCTCTAGCTTAATAATTTTTTTAGCCAGTTTTTTTAATTCCTTTTTATCTCTCATCTTCAAGTATATTATATAAAAAATTTTGATAAATTTCAACCTATAACTGAATCAAAGCAATAAATTCATCCTCACTAATGATCGGGATACCTAATCTCTTAGCCGATTGGTTCTTTGCAGACCCACTAGTTGTATCATTATTAATTAAATAATTTGTTTTTGAAGAAACTGAACCAGTAACCTTGCCGCCAAGTGATTCTATTTCTGCTTTTAACTCGTCCCTATTCTTATAAGTATGCAGTTTACCTGTCACTACAAAAACAAGTCCAGATAAAATCTTCTCGGTAGGTGCCGCCGCAGTTCCTATTTCATTAATAATCAGATATTTCTCAACAATACTATCTATTTCACTATAATCAAAGTTACTTAAATCATAATCGGCAATAGTACCAAAATTAGGAAGATATGTAAAGTCAAATTTATCATCAACCGCTTTTCTAAATGCTTCCCAAGTTTTGAAATAATCAGCCAACATTATACTAGCTGTTGAGCCTATGTTGTTTATTCCTATTGCACTAATTACTCTATATAAATCAGTATGTCTACCTTGTTCTATTGCATCAAGTATCTTATTTACAGATTTTACTCCAAATCCAGATACTTTAATCCATTCATCTCTATGGTTTTTAAGAGTAAATATATCTTCTAAACAAGTAATCCACTCCCAATCTACAAGTTTCTCTAAAGTCTTTTTAGACAGACCTTTAATATCTAACCCTTTTTTACCTAAGAAATGGTCAAGTCTATTAATCAACTTACCATCACAATTTGGATTGTCACAATAGACAAAATCATCTTTATAAACCACTTCGTGTCCACAAATTGGACATTTAGTAATTACATCATGTGCGGAAACTCCTCCCGCCGCAATAACTTCACCATAATTATGTTTTGGACCTGCACTAGCTACCTGTGGGATAATCTGGTTAGCCTTATAAATTTCCAAAGGCTCACCAACATATGCACATTCACCAAGTAAATCTCTCATAATACCTACATTATGAAGACTTGCACGTTCTACAATAGTTCCATCTATCTCAATAGGTTCAAATACTGCGGTTGGAGTAAGAACACCTGTTCTTCCCATTGTCCAAGCAATAGTCTTAAGTCTA